CGCAAATAGAAATCATCGTGCCAAGCGTGAATACCTGAACTAGTACCTAATACTAATGAAGTTGTTCCTGATGGTTTAACTGTAGTAACACGAGCTGCTTTATTAATACCTAATATTTTAGCAACACGTTCGTTTTCATCAACTGCTACTTTAGCTGCTTCTTTCATATTCAATTTGAATACAGCACCTGAAGCAATTCCGGTCATTCCAATACCTAACAATGCTTCTTTTTCAGTTGTTTTTCTCCATACATCTCTCAAATAGTGGAAATCAGTATATGAGGCTTGTAATGTACCGATGAATGCTGCTGCTTTAGCTCTTGCATTGTATTCTTCTTGTGTTTCAATATCTGAAGCGTTAATTTCACATAAGTTACAGAATTGATTAGCTTTCAAGTTAATTTCAGCACATGGGTTTGTTCCAGCATCTTTATCATTTGTAAACAAAAATCCAGGTTCACCACTGTTAGAGGCCTCAATTTTACCCCATAAATTCATAAATGTTTCTTTATCAATTTTATTACGAAGTAATACTGCTGAGTTGTTAGCACGGCCACGTTGTGGGTTGTTTTCCCACCAGTTACCAAATTTGCAAGTCAACATATCTTCATCATGTAAATTGAATAAAGCAATTAACGCTGCTCTTCTAATACCACCTGATAATACAGCATCTGCTAAGTGACAAATGATATCGTGACATTCTACTGTTGTTAATTTTTCACCATCGTTTTTACGGTCCAAAATAGCTTGCATATGAATCAAAGCAATTTTCAATGGTTCAGGACCTGGTGCTTTACCTCCAACTGTAATCAATTGAGCACCTTTTGCTCTAATGTCTCTAAAGTCAAATAAAGGAGCAGTTGATGTCTGTCCAAAATAAGCTTTACATAACATTCTTACTGCATCAGCCCATCCTTCAATAGAATCACCTACCAAATAACGTTTGGTTTTTAGTGGTTTTCTAATTTCAGGTAGTTTTTCTACGTGATGGGTTTGTACTGAATAACCTACTCCACAACCCGAAAGTAATAGGAACATAATTTCAGAAAACGCTCTATAATCATCAATAGGTAGATAAGAGCAGTTAAAAATTCTAGCATTGTTTATTTCAATAGGTTTACCAGCAAACTGCATAGAACGCATTGAAGGTAATACTTTTTTATCATAAACGTACTTGTAAGCGGCTTCAATTTCATCCGCTAGATGTGGAAATTTCTTTAAGTGCATTTCCTTGTTCCGAGTAACTAATTCACCCCAAGTTTCTCTTCTATGTATTTCAGGTACATATTTAGCGTATTTGAGGTGAGTAGTGATCTCAGACAAAATTTGTGATTCTGTTGTTAACATTGTTTTTTTTAATAATTTAATCTGTTTGTAATTCGAAAAATCTTTGTTTGATAAGGGCTTTGTCTACAGCGTCGATGTTACCGAAATTATTACTTTGAGCTGGTGGTGAATCTTCATCGTCATCAAAACTTTCACAGACTTCAAAATGTCCGGTAGAGGTATCTACTTTGACATTATATGTCATTCCATCCATACCGTATCTGTTTTTCATAATGTGAAATCTTCCTGTTCCATTTGTTTTGTCTTGACGTTTTCTTGATAAAGAGATAGCAAAGTCAGTAATCATGATTTTATCGTAACTACCCGCTGCTTTATCTCCTTCAATAATGTCATCTTTTGCACCTGCTCTATTTACTTGAGACACACTCCATATAGGTAAGTTTAATTCTCTAGCTAATCCCTTAGTGCTAATATAAATATCATCAATCTCATCCTTACGCTCACGATTATTTCTTTTTGAACGAAGAAGATCTACATAATCAATAATAATCAAATCTGGTTTGAAATCTAAATCAATACATTTTTTGATATGAGCTTCAATTGTTGAAATAGATGCTTTACCTGTTGGGTATTCTTTAATGATTAGATTACCTGGTAGTTTATTAACTGTTTCTTCAACTTTATTTTTATGTCCAGTAATATTTTGAACTCCTATCTCAGTAAAGAAAGCGTCATACCTGCGTCCTACATAATCAGAACCTAATTCTAAAGTATAATGTAAAACATTATAACCTAATTTAACAGCTACACCACCTAAAGCAACTAATGACCAAGATTTACCTCCACCTGGATTACCAAATATTAATCCAAAATCTCCATTTCCTAAACCACCTTGTAATAGATCATTAATTGATTCCCAAGGTGTAGGAATAACTGTTCTATGATCTTCACGATAACGAGATTCAACATCTTTGTTGTACTCATGACCTATATTTTTGTCTTGACCCGCTTTAAGTGCGTTATCAACAATTGTCCTAATTGAGTCATAATCTCCAGCGTTTAAAAAATCTACGCTCGTTAACAACGCTTTTTTAAGTTGTTGGTTTTTACAAAAATTAGAAAATTCTTCTTCTACGTACTTGAGATCTTCATCTGATGATTTATAAGCTTCACGTAGTTGTTCCTTAATAGAAACCTGTAAAACTTCATTGTCAATTTTCTTTAATTCTACCTTCAAAACATCCATTGAAGGACAAGTATGATACTTTTGAAAGTAATCTAGGATTTGTTTAATAATCCATTTTTGAGATTGAGAATCAAAATATTCATCACTTAAAACATCATGAATATTCAAAAGAAATTCTTTATGTGTTAACAGGGATGATATTACTTTAATCTGGAATCCTGGACCATAAGCATTTAAATTATTGAGTGTCAAAACTTTTATTTTTTAAATTAATTATATTTTTGCATTATCACATCAGCTACAGCGTAAAATTGATCATAATCATCTTCACGCATTAAAACTACTGCTGAAATCATTTCCGCAATAAATGCCTTACGTTTATTTCCTTTAAGGAACAAATCATCGGCTAGATTTAATATTTGTTTTTTCATAATTTTATTTTTTAAAACTATTTAATACTTTAAATGTATTGTTAATTGTTATTTCTGGATCTTTTATCATTTTTCCTAAACCGTCTTCATTATAAAGTAATGAAAATGTTTTGATATCCAAAGCTGGAGTTGATTCTTCAATTAAATTTTCTAGAAGTTGTTTTTCTGAATCATCAACAAGTGGTTTTCCCAAATCCATAATTTTGAAATTATTTTTTAATCGTTCTTCATCTTGGATTATTCTAGCATAAACAACATGGTCTTTTATTTTAGACTCAGCTATTTCCATCAAGTCATCAAATGTTAAAGGACGTTCAAGTAATTCAGGAAATTTTTTAAATATACCTTTTTCACCTAAACCTTTAATACCTCCTACTTTATCTGATTGGTCACCTAATAATGTTTTGTATAAAATGAAGTTCTCAGCTAAAACACCAAAATTCTTTTTTACTGTATCTTTGGTGTAAAATTCCTTTTCTGCCGGTCTATACACTGTTATATTTTCATTTACCAACTGAATAAAGTCCCGGTCATTAGATAATATGAAAACCTTAGAATCATATTTACTAGACAATGTACTACTTAAATAAGCAATAATATCATCTGCTTCAACTTTATTGATACTAATGGTTTTAACAGGTAAACATCTTAGATAATGAATTAGTCTAACTGTTTGATTTATTTTGGAATCATGTTCTTCTTCTAAAGAATCAAATACATCCCAATTAGTAATTCTAGTTAAATTTCTACCAGATTTATATTCAGGTAATAAATTTTTTCTGTTAATAGAAGAACCAGCACCATCAAATACAACGTAAACCGATGTTGGTTGTAGCTGATTAATGGTATAATTTAGTGAGCGTAAAAAACCTCCTAGACCACCAATATGAATTCCATCTTGGTTAACCATTTTTATCATAGCAAAGTTTCTGAAAAATAAATTCAATCCATCAATAAGTAAAACCCGTTCATGAGGATTTGTAATTATTTCTTCTTCCTTGGTTACTTTGCCTAGGAGGTTCATTAGTTCACTCTTGTTCATATTAATTAAATATAATATAAATTTTTGAATAATCCAAGCTTAATCCTCATCCATTAAATCTAAAGGAATATCTCTTGTTGACTCATTCCAATCTGAAGCATCTTCAATGATTTCAAATTTACCTTCACCAAGAATATTTCTCCATTCACTAGAGTGTGCTTTTTTATATTCATCAATGTCCCTTTTCTCATCTTCAATAAAACCGTGAATAGTTGCTACTACTGTATTTTTAGTTTGTAGTCCTGTAACGTGGTTTTTATCACATGATACTTTGGTACGAACAGCAAATTCAACTTCTTTACCATCTTTAGTTGCTTTGATTTTACTAGTACCACTATTAGTAATATTACCAAAAGTTAATACAAGTGAGGCATCTAAAAACATAGTTTCACCATTTTTCATTTTCATTTTAGGCTGAGACATAATTGTTTCAGCTGGTGCAACCCAAATTTTATTAATGGCTACCATTGAATTAGTGTATGGTGCATTTTCTTTTCTAGATAGAGGAAAACGTTGGTTGATAAAATTACCAAATTGTTGAGACATGGCTCCTGCATTCCACATTGGGTTGTTTTTGTTTGCTTCAACACTCATTTTACAAGGTATTGAACCAATCGAATCCCAGAAGAAACATAAATCATAAGGTAAATTACCTTTTTTCTGTTCGTCTAATAAATCAGCAATAAATTCAGCTACGTCCTCAATAGTGCCCAATGATGTTCTATCACGATAAATAAAGAAACCAGTGTGGTCAACTACTTCACCTGTGTTTTCATCGATTACATCATCGAGTTGAAAACCCATTGTGCGAGCATGTTCCCACGACCATTTCATTTCAGTAATAATAAAAACAGGTAAGATACCCATTTTTTGAGCGCTGATTGCTAACTCAAGTAATGCTGTAGTCTTACCTGTATTACTATGACCTCTTAATAAAGTGATATGACCCATTGGTGCTCCTGCTACAGAAATTGATTCTTGTAACGCTTCTGAGAATGGAATCCATTTTTGTTCTTTGAACTTAACTGTTCCATTCAACAATTTCTTCTCCTTAAATTTCTCAAGGTTGAAATTGGATTTAATTTCCGCGGATACGGCTTCCGTTAGCGATTCGCTTTTTTTAGGTCTTGGCATAACTTTAATTTTTTAATTAGAAAGGTAAATCATCTGTTTGATCTTCATCAAATAAAGAATCAAATTTATCTACCTTAGATGTTTTTGAAGTTTGTAGAGTGTAATTTGTGTCTGGAGTGTCGTTCAATTCTTCTGGTGAATCTTCATCTACAACTTCTTCTGCTGCATCTTCTGGAGTCAACCAATTTTGAAGTACTTCTTTCAAATCATCAAAATTCATTTTTCTTTGGATTTCCAAAAGAGTTGGTTGTTCGTTCAACAAAGTTTTAATCAATGAAGCATCTGAAACTATTGGAGAAGTTTTAGGTTTAATTCTGATAGATGATTTCAATCCTTGACGACCACCAACATCACCTTTAACTACATCAACGGTAAAATCTCTACCTTCATTGATGTCTGTGTAATCTCCGTAATCTTCATCTTCAGCAATACCTAGAAGTTGCATGTAAATTTCTTTACCAAATTCCCAAAGGCGCACACCTTTTTCTTCTTCACCCCTAACAATAACAGGAGCATAAACTCTCATTTTAGGGTCTAGTTTTTTAGCCAATGACCAGTTTTCTTTGTCATTAGTTTTTCTTAGTTGAGAAGCAAACTCAACAATGGGGTCTTTTTCTCCCCAGTTAGTAAGAGCAAAAATAGGAAATTTTCCGAACCCGTAGTGAACAAAAACCTCTTGAAATGGGTTTTTAGGATTCAATTTAGAAGGTACAATACGAATTTGAAACTTTCCCTCTTGTTTTGGTTTCCAATAAACTTTTGTGTAATCAATTTTTTCTTTCTTGCCTGTGTTGTTCGTCGACTGTAAAGCATTTAGTCGTTGTTTAATTGCATTAATATCCATAATTTTATTTATTTAGTTTAATATTAGTAATATAAGAACGAGGTGTTGTATAACCAAGTTAAAGTGGGCCCTCTTTTAAAGGGCCCTTAATTTTTATTTATTTCTTTTAAACGAGATTAGAACTAATATATAATTCTACACCATTAACAATAATTTTCTTGGCCAAAGAACGGAATTTAGTAATTTTATTTTTATCAAAAGCCATTTGAAAAAATGGTTTTTTTACTTCTTTTCCGGTTGGTACATTACTATATCCTGCTCTATAATCATAATTTGCAGGTTTTCTTCTAACATATTCTGGAAGCATAACATACATTTGTACTAAATCCTCATTTCCTTCAATAAGTTCACTAGGATTAGCTTCTACTTCATCAAAAAGTTTTTTTCTTCGTTCTTGATTACTTTCATATTCAGCTGCTTTAGATGTTTTATCTGCTACTTCATCAAAATTTTGTTTTACAAAGTCAAGTACAGATTCTGTTCCTTTTGCTCCTTTTTCTCTTTTTCCATATAAAGAAAGTTTACCTTGTTGTTTTAATTGTCTTACTGCTTTTCTAACTTCAGCTTCTTTTCCTTTATATTCTTTATGTTGTTCTAGGAAAAAATCTGTATCCCATGAAGCTTTATATTCACCGTCACTTTGAGCAGCATCATCTTGTAACAAATCCCAAAAGTCTAAAAGATCTTGTTCTAATGTGTTCTCTTCTTCATTTAAACGAGATTCATTTATTCCATCAGGTTCACTAAAGAAATAGAAACTCATTTCTTCACGCATAGCATCTTCTAATTGTTTATCAGACATTTGTTCAACATCTTCAAGATATTGTTCAAATTCTCCCCAACCTTCATCATCTTTAATAAATTGTTTAGCTGAGACTTCTTTATTATTAAATTGTTTTAGATATTCAAGTGCTTTTTGTTGATCAATATAATAGAAATCATATTCATCATCACTCTCCTCTTCATCTTTAACAACGTATTTGTTTTTAATTTTACCTTCGTTTAAACGAGACTGACTAGTGATTTTGTTTTCAACTAGCCATTTACTAGAGTCAAAGTTATCTGCTTTTTTCATGTTTATTAATATGTTATAAATATACGAAGGAAATTTTGGATTGCCAAATCTGTTTTTGAATTAAAATGAGCCCTCTTTTGAAGGGCTCTTTATTTTTTAATTTATTTTTTAGACCTTGCAATATCATATAATGAAGTATTAGATAATTTTATTTCTTTACCGTCTTCAATTTTAACTCTAGCTGTATTACTTCTACCATCTTTGGGGAGATCAATAGATAAGATTTTAACTTTTTCTTTATGTTTAAAAAATTCACCATCCTCATCAGGTGACCTTAAAAAGAAATCTCCAGATTTAAAATCTTCAGGAGTAATTTCAAGATATTTGTGAGTTTTTTCAAAATTTTCATTTAAAATTTGCATCATTTTTTTAGCTTGGCCTTCAGTGATTACACCAGCTAATTGATTCATTCTAATTATGTCTTTCATTTTATTGTTTTATTAACATGTTATAAATATATGAAGGAAATTTTGGATTGCCAAATCTTTCTTTTACAGCTCAATAATTTTATAAATTTTTGTATTAAATTGTTTTAACTCGTTATGGTTAGTTAATAAAATACAATTTTTATAATGTTGCCAATTTACACGATATGATGGGTCAACTACTCCTCCATTTAATTTTTTAATCAAATCATTTAGAGCATTGATTGTATACAAAGTGTTAGTTTCCTTTTTTCTATGTACTAAAATAGTATTTAAAGGAATACCTTCAACATTGCCTTGTTCTACATTATATGTTACAACATACTCGTTTGTACTTTTTACATGTAAAACAAACATCTTATTATACATTATGGAATAGGCCATAGTCAAACCATTAATTAGTTCATCTAATTGTTCCAAATCCGTAAAAGTACAAAATAGTTTATTATTTAGCATATCTGCATTCGTATCAAAGTCGTATTGATTATACATATGGCTAATTTCTTGTAAAATCGTATGTGTTTCCATAACTTGTTTTTGTTGTTAATTTATATTTTTTAAAAATGTTTTGTATTTCGTTTTCAATGTCTTCCTCACCCTCTCCTATTTGAAAAAGGAAACTGTCATAAGTATAAAGTACAATTTTAGTTTTCCTCCCCATCAATAACTTATGTATATCCATTAGTATGTAAGTGTTTATAGCACTCTCCATGTTTTGTAACATGTAGTTAAAAAGTTTTTGAGGATTCATATTTTCCATCTTATCCTTTTCAAAACAATAACCCGAAATCGGTACAATAACTTGACCTGAGTTATTAAATTCTTTCCAGTTATTGTTAATAAATTCTTTTACTTGTTGAAAAAATTCAAGGTGCTCATACTCTTTAGATATACCTCCATAAAGCTGTTTGAACGTGATTTGTTTCGCTTCCTTATAGCTCGTCTGGTATAGATCGGCGAACGCCTGATGGACATCCAAATGGCCAAAGTCATAGGTAAGCAAACGGCCGATAATAGTAGGATGGAATGCACTAATATCAAACTCCACAAACCCATGACTCGATATGAAGCCTCTCCTTGAGCCATTTTCTTTGTTTATTGCGGCAAAATTAATGCCATTAAAAGAGTTACTTGGTCTACGTGTTGTTGTAGCCAAATTGTAATTGGTGAAAATGTGATCGCCTTTGATTGAATAAAATTCTTGATCGAGTTCATAGTGTTTATCAAATTCATATTTATTTATTTTAATTCCGTTTTTTTCAATCCCAAAAAATGCCAACACTACCTTATTGTTGTAAAAATCAAACCAAGAGGGTAGTTCCTTAGGCATTGCATTACGAACGTGTTCATAAATATGTTCACACCTTTCATAATGTTTGGATATGGGTATTATTTTATTTGTTTTATCGTAATTTGGATATTTGGAGTAAAAATGGTTGTGTGTTTTACTGTCTTGTATATACGGAGGAATAAGTTGGGATAGGTCATGCAAGCATTTAATCGGAAAATAATATAAAGCTTGTTTTTTATCTTGTACCCATACTCGTTCTATATTTTGTAGTATGCCGTCTATAACCGTCTTATTAAGCGAGAATGATTCACTATGGTCAATACATAACATATAGCCTTTCGTGTCATTAAACGGTCTAATATACACTAAAGAAACTTCGTTTAATACAGGGTGTATTTTGTCATGGTAAGGAATGATTTCAACAAATGCCTCTTTTATAGGTTTTTGTTTTAAATAGTCTAATTGTTCTATATTTTCTATTAACCAGAATGCCATAACCTTGATTGATATAAACATAATAAAAAAAGCTTGGATGACCAAGCTTAATTTAATTTATTTATAATATTTAGTAAAATCAAATTTTAAGTATTGATCAAAACTATATAAATTGAATTTTTTCATTTGATATAATACTATATTTCTATTTACTTTATAAACTTGTTGTTTATCTCCTGTTAATTTCCAATCTGCAAAGAATGGAAAATATAAAGTCCATTCAATAGCAGGATTTTGTCGTGACAATTGATAAAAAGTTTCTTGATTTATTTCAATGTATTGAACTATATTTGTTCTTTTAGCAAAATATCTTCTAAATTCTCCGTTTTGGTAATTTTGTTGGTTTGGAATAATAGGATTATATTGAGGAAGAATTTTTGTAGTGTTTGGAACTATTGGAGTATTTTTTAAACCAGCATATTTTATTACATTTTCTGAATTGTATGGTAATGTACCATCTCCTATTTCTGGGGCATCTCCTTCTATGGCTATTTTGATTTTATCTGTGTATGTTGGATTATTTTCAAAACCTAAATCATTTCCTACAAGAACCATTTTTATGATTTCTATGTTTTGGCCAGATTGAGGAGTTTCACCTGTGTAATATCTTCCATTACCAGTTGACCAGTACCATCCCTTATACTCTAGTTCTGAAGAAGCATATTTGAATTCTCCTCCAGCAGTGTATTGATTAGGTTTTATATAATGTTTGGGAAAATATGACATGGTTTAAAAATCAGGGTTCATTGGTACATATACAGATCCATACTTATCTTTACTTCCAACAGCCGGTAATCTAAATTCAAAGGAATTATTTCCTGCTAGGATTTCAACTTGTAGTCTAGCTAACTCATCTTCAAATAATTTTTTATGACCAGGATCTAAAATAGATAGATTTAAATTACCATACCATTTATTAGTTGTAGGTTGTAATCCTAAAACTTGTCTAATTCTACTAACAGCTCCATCCTCATCATCACCAGTACCAGATGATACAGCTTCTAATAAAGGTTTTTTATTATCGTATCCATCTTGTTTTTTAAGGATTCTATCTAATGCTTTTGCTATATAATCATAATCTTTTCTTGACGTATTTAAATCAGCAACTACTCCAATTTCAATAGGAGCTCTAAATACTAATATATTCCAACAATCAGATTTACTATAAACCATTGATGTTCCATAATTAGTAAATCTGTCTGTAGTCCAACCACTTTTTGGTTTATTAGATGGTTTTTGTTTTATATACCCATTACCTATATACATTTGAGTATGACCATATTGACTTGAGCTTCCATCTTTTGGATTACCATTAGACCAATAAACAACAACATCCCCTAAATTGAATTGAACACCTCCGTTTAATAAACTTCTCATTTGGGATAACGTAATATTTTTTCCAGCAACATGTTGAGTGTATCCTAATTTTATTAGTTGAGCCCAATAAGTAGGTTGATTAGCATTTCCTCCTGCAGAATTAAATGCTCCTTTTGTTGTTGGTTTTCCAGTTAATGCTTGAACATAATTAAAGGCATGATTAAAAGTATATCTAGCACATCTACCACTTTTATATTCTCCTAATGAAAAAGTAGCATCATATCCTTTTTGTAAAGCTACTTTACGTTTTTCATCATATGGTCTATCTAATCCAGGAATATTATTATAAGGACCAACTCTGGTTAAGCATTTTCCATATTGAATGCCACTTAATACACCTGAGGCGTTTCTAACATCAGCACTACTAGCACTATCAGCTGAAGGACCACTAGCATTTCCTGTACTAGTTGTTTCGGTTGTGTTTAAAGGAGGTTTAGTATAATTTAATGTTGGGTTAGCTCCTGCTGTGGTATTTAATGGAACACTTAGTGCTTCAATACTAGTAAACCAACCTTTATTATCTACTTTATGAGATATTCCTTTAATAAGAAAATCTAAAGTTTCATCATAATTTAAAGGTAAAAAGTTTTGATTAATACTGAATTTTTGATAGATTTTCATTCCAGAAAGACCTACCATGTTTAAATTTAAATTAATAGGAATAAATCCTAAAGTCCCAGAAGCAGTATTATTAGTAACACTATCTTGAGCTTGAAGTAAATTAAGTAAATTAGTTAATATTGAAGGAAATTCATCAATAGAATCATCAAAATTTAATTCATTCATTTTGGTAACAAAACCTGAATATTCTTTTATTGTGGCAGCATTTTGTTCTTCTATATTTTTTTGTTCTTGGGCTTTTTGTTCAGGGGTTTGAGGATTAGTATCTTTATTTTTTTTAACTGGAAATATTCTATCTGTTAAACCTTCATTCCATTTAGAAAGAGCAGTAGCATCTTCACCAACAGCGGTACCATTAGCTTGAGCACCAACTGTTACCATATTAGCTAAATTATTAGTTACTTCAGTTTTAATACTTAATTCAGTAATAAAAGTAGAATAATCTGGTTTATATCCAAAAACTTCAAATCTGGTTAAATCAACTCTAGTACCTGGTTTTTTGGTTTGAATAATTTCTGATTTATTTGGTAATGGGGTTTCATCTAAAAGATATAATCTATTTTCTTCTTCATCTATGACAGGTTCTATTTTATTTAAATTTCCTAAAGATGAATTTATACCGTCACATATTTTTTTTAGTAAGTCATATAATGAAACAGCATCTTTATTATCAGGATTTTTAAGTTCATCCATAGCCTTTACTATAAATGTCATGTTTATATAAACATTCATTAATTTTCCTACTAAAACACCCTTTACTTCTTCTTTGAAATCTTTAGGTAAATCTTTAAATATAGTTAATGGAGGGTTTTCTATACCTTCCATATCAATAGTAGCTTTTACTATACAAACTCTAGGATCAGCAGATAAAACATATGGTGTTGTAAAAATTAAATTTGTATTTTCATCATAATCTATTTTTAAAACTGGGGAATTATCTTTGTTGTAAAAAAGTCTATTGTCTTGTAAATATTGTAAAAAACCACCTAATCTAACATAATATCTTTCTTCATTTTTCCAAGTAGTTTCTATAAACATAGCAAAATCACTACCTGATGTAAAACCTAAAGAAACAGCAGAACTATCTGAAAGAGTAGCTATTTGACCTTGTGTTGTACCAGCATTCAATTCTTCTTTAGCATCAAAAAATAATTTAGAAATACTATCTTTATGTTTACTATAATCTAAAATTTCTTCATCAGTATCAGCAGATTTTAAATCTTCTGCTGCTTTTTTTTTCTCTTCAGATGTTAAGATTACTTCTTTACCCGTTGCTATTGTATTAATTCTCAAAGATTCAATTACATCTCCAATACTTACTATTTTTATTGAAATACTGTAAGTACCATCTTGTTCAAAACTCCAACTAAAATTACTTATTTTACCATAAATAGCATCATAATTACCTTCTAGAGCTATTTTATTACTATTGATGGCTTTATATGTTTCTTCTTGGTTTTTATAAACACCATTTAAAAAATTAGTACTTAAAGTATTAGAAGAATTCATATCCTTTACTTCCCCATTATTAGTTAAGTAAATACTATGTCCCCATTCTATTAAAACAGTATATCCTAATCTTAAATATAAAGCATCTATTATAGCAAATTGTTCTGTATTATATGCTTTTATTTGTATGTTGGTTTCTCTTATAGAACCTCGGTTACGATTTTTTGATTCAAGAGATGTAATACCTGGCATTGGTCTATAACCTTGGCTAGTACCTATACTATATGTTTCTGTAAATCCTTTTCTAATAGAATCTCCAATAGAAACTCCACCAAATAAAACATAATCTTTAGCTAAATTATTTCCTGCTGCAACATTAATTCCATATTTTTTTAATTTTTCTACTACAGTGATATCAATATCTGTAGCGGATGTTAATTTTATCCAAGGAGTTCTTCCATTTAAATATTTTTGATATGGAGATTTATCAACTGAACCAAAAATTGCTTGTCTTTTGTAAACCTGGTCATGGATTTTTTCATTAAAACCTTCCCCTATTATATTTCCCATAATTAAGAATTTATTCTATTAAAAACATTATATACTTCTAAAGGATTATTTGGAATTCTAATTTGAACACCTTCAGGAATTACTAAAGTATCTTGAGATAAACCAGTTAAAGTATTAGCCCCAGCATTTCCTGTATTAGCTATGGAAATAACCCACCATAAGGAACTATCCCCATAGTATTGTTGTGCTAAAACATCAAATCTATCTCCTTGAGATGAAATAACATATATGTCATTTTCAGACAATGGAACCTCAGGATAACGAGATGTTTTATAAACTATTTTTCCGTTTATTTTTTCTTTTGGTATGTTTTGATATCTATTAATCATTATAATGATGTTCCATTTGGTGCTACTATACTTATAAATCTTGATGCTGCATTTCCTGCTTCTGGTAAGTAATTTGGTAGTGGGGTAAAACTAAATCCAGTTACTTTTACCACATGAGGTAATTGGGAAATGGTATTATCCTTTGTTCCATCAGGATTTATTGCTATTTCCCAAGTAGAATCTTCAGCTATATCAACACTAAATCCTTCAATATAACCAGGTAAGTTATATATATAACCCCCAACAGTTAAACTAACTATTGGACCTTGCATAAATCCATCCACATATTTAGGAGCGGTCATACTAGCTAAATAATTTAATCTTTTATACATTGGAAGAAGTTCTTCTCTTGATAAAGCTGCTATTGTCCAAGATAATGAAAGTTTTCTTGTTTGACCAGAATAAGTATAAAAATTTTCTCCTCGTCCTGGATATTGTTGAGAGTTAATTCCTGCTGTGTATGAATCTGTTATTCCTCCTAAAAATGCTCTAAAGGCTAATGTACTACCACTGGTAAATAAACTTTGTATTCTAAATTGAACTAAATCATCATTAGATAAATCTTCACCTATACCTTCAGCATTAATTAAATCTCTTGTAAGAATATTTCCTGTTCCTTTAGTAAAGTCTGATAGATTTTTTAACTTAGTGCCAGGATTACCTAATAAATTTTTAACACCTATATTTCTATCAGTATAACTAATATAATTTTCATCAACAATATTTCCTGTTTTTAAATAATCTTCAGCAACAGTATTATTTGTTATTTTTCTACGAAGTACTTTTCTAAAATCTTCTTTTAATAAACTTGTATATCTTGCAGATTCTTGTTCATCTAAATCTTTTTGACTATATGATATAGCACCACCATTCAAAGTTGGTGTTTCTCCTCCAACTTTTGTAGGGTCAGATATTAAAGGATAAGTACCTGGTGAGGATTGATACACTGTTTTAGGAGTTCTATAAAAACTCTCTAAATATAAAGGTTGGTTATTTTCTCCATCCCCTACTAATTTTGAAATACCTGTTTGAGTTAAAAGATTATATTTTGTACTTGTTTGAGGAGATGAAGCATCAATATAATTAGAGCCACTAGGATTTGTAACATCTTGTTTTGCTGTCCAAGTTAATGGTCCCTGTGGTATGTTAGATAAATTTGAAGATTGAGGAGTATTTACATTATTGCTTGGTAAACCATATTGAGTAGATTTAGTCCAAGATTTATCAGGATTTATTTGTAAACCACCTATTTGTTCATCTTCAGCATTTACTGTTTTTTGTATAAAACTACCACCATTTCCTAATATCCTTTGATCTTCAGGAATTACTTCATCAACTAATTTATTATTTGTTGTGAAAGGAGATAAATCAAATACTTCTAGGAGTTTATTATCTTCACCTTTTCGAGCATTTAAATATGTTATAAAAAATGAGTTGTTTAAATATTCACTAGAATATTTGTCAATATTTCCCCATTTGAATTCACCATCTCTAGTGTATTGAGGAGTCCAAGTACTTGGTCCTGAATACCAAGTATTATTTAGACTGGATGATTGGGGGGAATTTACATTATTGTTAGGTAAAGTGTCTGTATAAAATTTTCCCTTGTAATCAAAAACAATACCTCCTTTAATCCAAGATTTTGTTCCATCACCTGTTTCTATTTGTAAACCACCAACTTGTTTATCTTCAACATTAACTGATCTTTGGTTGTTTTTACCTGTAAAAAAATCAGGGTTAGATGAAAAATATGGGTTTTGATTACCTGTTCTAAATGAAGAATATCTAATATTTGTTTTTCCAACACCTAAAATAGAACCAGGACCACCAATATATGTTAAAACATTAGCAGGTCCATTATTTAAAATAAAACCATCTAATTTATCACCAGCATTTATTGATACTAACTGATGTAATCTGGCTAATCTATTATCTTCAACAGGTTGTGTTGGTTTTACTTTAACACTGTATAAAGCAATATTATTAGCATAAGCTCCTGTTTCAGCAAAAGGATTAACACCTTGTTTATTTAAATGACCTCCTATGTTTACAACTCCTGCTTGAGCTAATGTATTTAAAGGTGAATAAATACCTTCATTAACACCTCTAGTTGTTTGAGTTCGAACAGCTGTTTGAGATAATAAATTTTGTTTAGCAATAAAAAGTAACCCATTAGGAGATTTAGTATCAGTAAACATTTTGGTTAAACGTTTGATATCTGTAGCAGCATCTCCTACAACATTAACTCCTCCTCTTAAAATAAAATCTTCATTTGCTCCTAAATTATTAAATCCATCAGGAATTGGTTCTTGAATATAAGGCTGTCCACTATACCCTCCTCCGATGGTATCTTTCCCATATCTTAGGGACTTAAGATCAGTTTTTAGGTCAATTAAACCCATTATCTAGGAGGATTATCTAAGTATTTATCAGGTGTTTTACCATCCAAATCTAATTGGGATTTAGTTAGACTAGCTATTTGAACTGTTTGTTTATTATATTCTAATGGGTTTTTACCATCCAAATCTAATTGGGATTTAGTTAAACCAGCTATTTGAGCTGTTTGTCTGTCATACTCTAGAGGTTTTTTACCATCTAATCCACTTAATAAGGATCCGTCATTTGTTAGTTTATTTAATAGTGATGCCATAATTATTTTTATTTATAAATATTAAATTATTGAACTTTAGATGTTCCCATTGCAAATCCTGTACCTACTTTGGTTGTATCTAAATAAATATTTGTTTCTTTTGCTAGTATTTGTTGTAGTACTGATTTTATTTCAGCTAATTCATTATCTCTTTCATTACCTCCACCAATAACATTTCCTAAAGCTTGGATAGGGGCTGTAATAGCATTTACAATACCACCAACTGCATTTCCTATACTATTAGTAGTGGCAAATTCATTTAATGAATCTAATTTATCTGTATCAATTTGGTTTAGGGCATTTGCTACTCCCATCAAAGCTGTAGCCATTTGTGTTAAGGCACTAGCTGTTGTTTGTAAAGGTCCAGCCATTTCTGCTAAAACTACAATTTGATCTATAATTCCACCACCAAAAAATGAACTCACACCAGCAGCTGCTAATGCAATAGCAAAAGCTCCTAACCCAACAGAGGCACTTAATAAAGCGGGTCCTAGTAAAATTAAGTTTCCAATTTTGTCTAAGGAAAGAGAATCCATTAATATAACAAAACCTTCAGCAACTGATGTTACTAAAGTTGCTAATCCGTCAAAAATAGATGTTATTACTTTACCAAAGGCTTCAATAGCTGGTGCTGCTAGATTAAGAGCAAATCCTATGCCTATTAAAGCTCCAGTCAATAAAGCAAGTCCAACTGCTGCATAAGCTAATCCTACTGGTCCTAATGCTTCCATTGATTTTCCAAAACTTTTTATACCTTTTCCAAGTGCTGTTAATCCTTTACCGGCTGGTATTCCTATTGCTGCTAGAGCTAATAAAGCAGGAACTGCTAATGTCATTACTGCTAATGCTCCTGCTGTGGCTGCTAATTTACCAATGTCTTTAAATTCAACTAATTTAAATGATTGAATTCCTTTAGATAGATTAGTTAAGAAATTTTTAATATTTTTTCCTGCTTGGTTGGTTATTCCTTTTGTTTTGTCTGCTGCTGCTTCAGCTCCATCACCTGCTTTATTGGCCATTTCTTTTGTTTTATCACCACCAAAGAATCCTTTAATTTTATCTTTTGCTTCTCCTAATCCTTCTTTTGTAAATAATCCACCTATACCTTTTACCATTCCTGCTATACTTTTAGCCATAGAACTAAATCCAGAAACCATAGCTGGGATTGTTTTGAAAGCTATTATTGTTAATATAGTGCCTATGCCTACCCATGATGAAGCAAACCATGCTACAAGATCTATTAAAGGAGAAAATATACTTACAATACTTCCTAATATATCTAATACTTTATTTAAAACATTTTGTAATTTTTCGGTAGCATTTTGAGTTTTCATAGATTCATATGTTGTGTCACCATATATTCTTTTGAAATCTTCGGCTGCCATATTATTAAATTTTTGTTGTAAAGTAATTTTAGCCAATTGATCACGATTAATACCCATAGCTTTAGCTATTGCTTCTTGTTTAATAACATTTTTAGAGGCAAAAGCATCTTGAATAATAGCATTATCATTTAATGATTTAGATAATCCTTCTAAATCACCTGCTAAGGCTAATTGTCTTTCTTTTTCTAAATTAATATCTTTACCAGTTAATAATTCGGCTTCTAATTCAGCTTCAATAGATGATTCAAAATTTAGTAAACTATCGGCTACTCCTTGAACTTCAGATAATGAAAGACCTAATTTAGTAGCAGCAGCGGCTGCTTTAATTAGTTTATCATTACTGAAGCCTAAATTAGCTTGTAAACCCATAGAAGCACCTGCTGCTTCTTTTAATACTTTATTAACATTTAAAGCAGTTTTGTTTTGTTTATTAAATTCACCAACTATTTTTATGTTATTTTCTAATACTTTTTCAGTATCTTTACTTTGTAATCTAGCATTAGTTACTAATGTAGCTGATTCTTTAGCACTAAAACCTAATTTTTGTTCTAAGTTTGTTGCTGATATTAAAGCATCATTTCCTAAAACTTGGGCAGACATTCCTAATTCATTAGTTAGAGATGCTGCTGCTTTCATTAGTTTTTCAGTAGTAACAAAAGCATCTCCTGATGCTAGAGCTACTCCTGACATTTCTTGTTTTAACAAGTATGCATTTGTATATGACATACCTGTTTCTTTTCTTAATTCTGCTGTTTGTTTAGAAGCTTCAATAGCTGATTTTAAAGCAAAAGCTGCTATAGCTTCAAAAGATGTTATATTTTTTACAAAACCTTTACCTAATTCACTAAGAGATGCTTGTAATACTTTTATTCTTCCAGCTGTATTAAGAGGTTTTTCACCATTTGCTGTTAATTCTGCTGCTAATTTTTTTCCTGCTGCTGCTGCTTTATCAAAATTAAATGCTGAGGCTAGGGAACTTAAACCAAGTTCTTTCATTGCCTCATTTGCGCTTTTTAAAACATCTCCTGTAAGTCCAGTAGCATCTTTTATATTTTTAGTTCTTTCTAGTAATTTACCTTCTACTTCTGCCTGTTGTTTGTATTCTAAAGTTTGTTGACCTAAAAGCTTTAATATATCTTTTTCATTTTCACTAATTTTTAAATCCCTTTTTTCAATTAAATCTAAAATTTCTAACTCACCATTTTTAGCTTTTACTATAGCATCAACAATTTCAGCATTGTTTTGGTTATTAGCTAGTACTTTTGACAATAATTGATCTTGTTCATTAAGAAGATTTGATTGTAATTTTCTTCCTTTTTCAATTTTTTCTTCAAGATCAGCTAAATCAGATGTTCCATCAAGAAGATCATCTATTGAATTATTGATATCTTTAACATAATCAGCTTGTTTTTTAAAAGCATTAAGTAATTCTCTGCTTTGAATCTTATCAATAGCTGTATATGTTTTTAAAGATCTTTCAAGCTCATAAGCAAGATCTCTATAAATAAATAAATTATCTGAGGCTGCATCCTTTAGTTTTTGTTGATTTTTTGCTGCTTTTTCAGTAGCATTAGCTATTCTCTCAGTATTTTGAGCATTTTGAGCATTTATGTTAGGATCTTGGTTATTAGCCATTATAAATTAGTTTATTATAAATATTAAAAAACAAAAAGTGGGCATCATTTATATGATGCCCTTTTTCCTGTTGGAGCCACAGGTGATTTAGGTATACCATTTTTATTAGTCCAAGATGCTTCTGCTTTTTTCTGTTCTTGGTTTTGGTTTTCATAGTATTCCTTAATTTTATTAAAAGTAAAATTTCTTAACCATATAGGCATATTATATATGGTGTAATAATCGTATCCTCCTTGTCCATGAAATACCATTTCATGAATTTGAGTGAATAAAGTTAACCTATATTCCTGCGTCAGGCCAAAAAAAGTTTAGATTAATAGGAACATTAGCGCCCTCCTCGACACCATTTGGTCCATCATAATCAAATTTTATTTCAATTTCAGGAGTTACTGAACGAATATATTCTCTTAATGATCTGGCATCTCTGGCTAATAACATATTATCAACAAATTGTCTTATTGTTTTGCTTTCTGTATTACCATCAATAGAAGTAATAATATGTTTTAAACGAGTTGTTAATTCTGGGTTTGAATCTTTGTTTATTTTTTGTAGACCTTTAATTTCATCATTTATTTTTTTATCATCACCATGAGATAATAATTTAAATGTTAATATATGACCTGTAGTAGGTAAAGTATAAGAGAATTCATTTTTACCTTTAGCCCATAATGATTCATCTACTTTATTTGGTTCTAGTATACTTAAATCAACAACACATTTGTCTCCTTTATACATGAACTCATAATCTTTACCGTAACCTAAAACACGAGCAGCAATCATAATTGCGTTTTTATCTACTAAAAGTAAATCATTATAATCAAATTTAGTTACAATCAAAGATTGTAATAATTTATCAATAACAATTCCTTTTTCAATGTAAGCTCTATTAGTTAAAATGTCTTCTTCTTTAGCAGTCATATATTTCATTTCTATTTTACCTGAAGCTAAGGGATGATTTTCGGGATAAAGTAAACCTTTTGAAGGTAACTCAACCATTTCTGTTGGAAACTTTAATTCACTCATAAACTATTTTATTATAAATATTGGTAGAAGAAAGAAGCTCGCGATTTCTCGCGAGCTTTCTTTGATTTGTTTTAATTTTAATTAGAAGTTCAACACACAGTAATCCATACCAAGTGTTAACTGTAAGTTAATAGCTTGGTTTTCAGTGTCCCAGTTATATTCACCAAAGTTTCCACCTTTAATAAAGGCACCTTTAATTACCCATTCAGAAACAATGTCACCTACAGGACCTAATACATCGATGGTTAAATCTTTCTTATAGAAATCTGAATAACCATCACGTCCTGTTACTGATTCATGATGTAAACGTACCCATTCCATTACTGCTTGAGCACCTGAAGGTGTGATAGGATCAAATAGAGTCATTGTTAAATCATTCCATTTGGTTTTGCCTTTAACTTTAGTATAAACGTTTATATGGTTTAATACTACTTCACCCTGTTCGAACGTTACAGCTGATATTCCTTTGATTACATACGATGGTATACCATCTATATACATAATGAATCTGTTTGCCTGTTTTGGTTCAAAGGCTGTGAAAAATATTTCGTTTGGATCTAAGATTGCCATTTTGTTATTTATTTAGTTTTGTTATAAATATTTAATTTTTAAAAAATTACACAGGGAAAGAAACTCCAGTTGGTAAAATGCTAAAGTTCAAGTAAACAAATTCAGCAGTTTTAGTTGGTTGTAAGTAAATTTGACCTACTAATTGGTTTCTATCAATTACATCAGGAGTGTTATTTGATTCATCCATTACTACTTTGAAAGCATACAAACCTTGTCTTTGTTGTACTGATTCCAAATAAGGGTTAACTTGAGCTAAGAATTGGTTTCTTGTAGCAATTGTGTTTTGTTCAAATACCAAGTTATTAGCAACTTGTGAAATGTAAGATTTAAGAGCAATTAACAATCTACGTACATTTACTCTATCAAGAGCAGATGCTTTAGTTTGTAATGTTTTCTGACCATATACTACAGTTCCAGTTCCTGGGAATGTTGCTATTGGGTTAACTTTGTTTTGGTATAAAGTATCACGGTTAGTTTGAGTTAATTTCTTTTCAGCTCTTACTACTGTGCTTAATCCACCTCTGTTAATACCAGCTGGAGCAAACCAAGGCTCACTTACTGAATCATTGTAAGCATAAACACCAGCTACCATAGTTGAAGCAGGTACCCATACTAATTGAGCAGAATCAGGATCAATTGTTTGAACCCAAGGCCAATAAGCAGCAGCATATGAAGTATTTTTAGCATTTGCTTGAGTTGTTACTGTTGTAATACTTGAGCTAAATGGTACTAAATCATTTACAAAAATATTATCACCTCTGTTTTCAGTATTAGAAATAATTGAAGTTACTTGAGAAGAACCAATTGGTGCTTCAGAAGCAAACAAACCAGGAGCAATTAAAGCATTGAATCTGTAATCATCTTGATTTGATAACAAAGCAATCATATTATTATAATCACTTCCTGTTAAACCTTGAGTATTTGTTACACCAGAAATAATATTGTTATAATATTTAGCATTTCCTCCAAATAAATTACCTGTTGCTCCACCAAATGAACCACTAGCTGCTACTGGAATTGAACCTGTAAAAGAAGATTTTGCTGTACCATTATTATCAAAATAGAATGGGGTTGGAGTTAATACTGAAGATACATAAACATATCTTGAAGCATTTGGATAAGTTCCATTAACTACAATTTGATTATCTGTAGAATCGTACTGTCTATATTGATCACCAATTACTTTAGCTACATAATTTGGAGCTGTTGGATCCATTGATAAGTTAGTCCAAGCTTCTAATACAGTTGGAGTAGTAGTGGTATCATCACCTTGTCTAATTAATAATGAGAATGTACCAGATGCTGTATCTGCATTAGTAATTTGCCATCTAATGTTATCAGATGAACCTGATGCTAAAGTTCCATTAGTTCCTAAACTGCTTGTACTATTCATAATGGCACCTTGTGAAATAGTGGCAAATCTAACTGATTCTGAAGTGTTAGAATTTAGAATAGGAGTACCTTGAGAACCAGAGGTAGTAGCTGATGTGAATGAACCACTTTTAACTCTTGCTACTAATAATGTTTCACCTCCATTAGCAAAATAGTTATAAGCTGCTATTGAAGTAAAATAAGTGTAAACATTACTTGCACTTAAAAAGGTAGTACCGAATTTATTTTGATAGTCACTGTATGAAGTAACAACGGTAGGAATTTCTACTGGACCTTTAACAGTAGGACCAATAATAGCAGCTCCTACTACTACTGGTTGTTGAGTAATAAACGATTGATCATTTTCAATCGCTAATACGCCAGGGGATATTAATGTTTCTGCCATGTTTTAAAATTTATAATTAGTTATATTCTATGATAAATATGGCAAGGTCTTTTAAAAATTATTCTAAAACAGTAAACTCTCCACTGTTTAGATCAACAGATCCTTTTCCGTACTTACCTGAAATTTCTTGACTAATTTGTTCTTCTTCTTTTTTTAATTGAGTTAAAAATTCAATTAACATTTCTTTTTGTAACTCTAATTCTTGAATTTGTACTTCTATGTAACCAAAATCAATTGTTAGTTTGTCTCTTTTTTGTTGAATGTTTTTTAATGATTGTAACTCTTCGGTTGTAACTGTTTGTTTTTCCATGTTTTATATTTGTTTTTAAATGTATATTATGTGATAATAAAAATCTGTATCAGGAACTGTTGATTCAAAAGTTAATGAAGTACCTACTAAACTATTAACTACCATATTGTTTGAAGCACCATTGCTTCCAGAAGGAGTAGCTGTTACAAAACAATTCTGTCCTAATGTTTTTCCTGAAATTTCACTTATATTAATTATAACGGTATTAGTGGCTGTTTTACTAGCCCCTGCTATAAATTTTAAAGAGGCACTCGGTTGTGAAGCTGATCCACTTGGATAATAAGTATTTTGAACTGAAGTTGCTGGTCCAGTTGATGAAGCATATGAAGCTGTTCCAAACAAACTACCTGTTATGGTAGTTACAGTCAATGTGTTTGTAGATGGATTATATTTTAAACTATCATCATCAAATCTTAAAGCTGAATTGTTTGATTGGGTTGTATTAAATAAAGCTACAGCTAAAAATTCTGGAGAAACAGATGAAGTTATTGTTGATGTATCTGCTTGTGAAGCCACACCCAATAAACTTCCAGTATAACCATTCAAAGACATTACTGAACCAGTAAATGTTGTTGAACCAGATATTTTTATATCATAGGCTACAGTACCTGTTAAAGCATCAATACTTTGAGATACATCAGATGCCTGTATAGTATTTCCTGTTAGGATATTACTTTTTGAGAGAACTAAAGCCATTTTTTATTATATTAATTTTTTAAATCATTTCCCACCCATCAGTGTTAGCTGGGATACCATAAATATCATTGGTATTGAACCAATCTAATAACATTATTTCTACACCTGTTTGGATTTGTTCTGTAAATGGTAGGTTTTCAATTTGTGGTTTTAAAGCATCATACATGTCATTTATTTGTTGATTAGAATATAAATCAATACCTGTATGAATTAACATATTACGTCCATCTTGCTCATAATAGTGAGAAGTGGTAGAAACATATTCATTATTTCTAATTTCTAAAACACTATTTATAAAAATGTATTTTAATACATCTGGTTGTAATGGATTTACACTAACTGTTGTTTTTGACTTTATCATGTTTAATTTGTTTTATTATAAATATGTGATATTTTGTTATAAATATGTAGTTTTTTAAGCTATTTCATAAGAACCGTTCCAAGATATTTCATCTAAGTTTCCCCAAGTAAAAGGAACTGTTGATTCTAATCCAACAGCTACTGAGCTTGTGTTTTGCCATTGTATTTCTGATCTTGTAGAACTTCCAAGCCTTCCTCCATTCATTAATCCTGAATACCAGTTAATACCATTATCTAAGAATGAAGATGGTATTTGGATTCCGTAAGCAGAAGATGCTGTAAATGGTAATTGGAAATACCAAGCACCTGTTCCATAAGTAGTTGTAGTTCCCATTACTAATCTTCCTCTTACAAAGCATGTTTTACCAATTACTTTATATTGACCTGTTATTGTTCCATCCCCAAGTGCTGGATCAACTGAAGCGGCTGTCCATTGAGGTGTATACGCAGTCCAAGCTGTTGATAATTCTGAACCATTAAAGTTTAAAGAACCAGTGGCTTGTATTGAACCAGTAAACGAAGGAGCATTTACAGAACCAAAGAAATCTACTCTTTTGGTTGTAAAACTTCCTGTTATTAGTAGGTTTGTAGAAGAGTTAGCTAATATAAAAGTGTTAGAAGCAGCTGTAATTGTTGATCCCGCAGCATAACCTATAAACACGTTATAGTTTCCTAAAGTTAATCTACCTGCTGTATATCCTATGTAAACTGAACCATCATTTGTTCCTGTTCCTGTAGCTGTTCCGTTTTGATAACCTGCTTCATAACCTACAGTTACCATGTAACGAGAAGAGGATGCTAACTGCATAGCTCCATATCCAACAGCTACGTTTGAAGTAGTTGATCCTAAACCGTTAAACCAACCCATTGCAAAAGCACCTACAGCTGTATCACTTATTGATGTTCTTAATCCATACCCTGTTGCATATCCTACAGTTGTTACCAAGTCGGAAGTAGCACCTGACATATCTCTACCTGCTAAATAACCTATTAAAACATGTTTACCATTTGTTACGTTTCTTCCAGCCGTATAACCAATAGCTATTGGGTAATCATCATTACCGTCATTACCTGCAAAATTGGCAAACGTATCATATCCAATACCTATTGCACCAAATCTTGTATATTTATTTAAAGCATTAGCACCTATAGCTATATTATTAGAACCACTTAAATTTTCAAATAAAGTACCTACTCCTAATCCTATATTAGCTTCTCCTACGGAAGTCTTATTTAAAGCCAATCTTCCTATAGCTGTGTTGTTAAATCCTGTGGTTAATGAGGATAAAGTACCCTCCATTCCAATAGCTATATTATTATATCCATTTATTAAAGTAGAGGCATTACCATTACCAGCAAAGAAATTGTTGGTTCCAAAACTTCCTGATATGGAAGAATAAGTAATTGCACCGTTACCTAATATAAAATTATTCCTACTTAGATCAGATCTTACTACCCAGTTAGAACCTATTTTGTAACCCATTGTAGAACCTGTTTGAGGAGTTATATCAATAAATGAAGAAGCAGATGTTAAACTCATGTTTCCAAAGAAACCTGATGAACCTGTTACAACCAGGCTTCCAGTAATATTTGCTGAACCTGTGTAAGGGAATGCATTACC